AGCGCGTTGAAGCAGTTGGAGGGGGCAAACACGACAATAGACGTGGAGGTCCCGCCAGCTGTGAGGCAAGTGCCACGGCTGCAACAACCAGCTGACCCGGCCCCGGCTGCCTTGATAGCGCCTGAGCATCTGAAGCACATTTGCGGTGGGGTTGTGGAAGAAAGTCTGAGGGCACCACCTTGTGTGGGCACCCCTCCAGAAGATGTGGAACTGCCTTTGGGGGCTCCCGTATGTGTTAAGCATCTTAGCACAAAGGGAGTCCACAGGTCTGTTTCTATTCGGAAGGTTGTGGATGCTCAAGGGGTCGTGAGACAGCAGCTACTGAAGCAGACCATGTGCGATGAGACGACTTACCCGAGGACGCCAGCACAGCTTGAGGATTTGTACAACGAGGGTTTTTACATCTTGGGAAGGTCTTTCAGGCATTACTATGCTCAGCTTTTGCAAAAGTATAGGAAGGCCCCAGGGGACATGGACCATGAACGTGCACAAAGTGTGGACATTCAAATAGGGGGTTTGAACATTCGTTGCGCTAACAAAGGGTTGTGGGTAGAGGAGAGGTTAGTTGAGGGGACTGGTAGAACGGAGAAACAAATGTTCTACCAACCATGCATTAGGCATCGTTTGGCAGTGTTGTTGACACTGCATGCGAGGTGGGCCTATTATTGCAAGAGGGGAGCTTGGAGCGAAAGAAGGACGAGGACTGGTGAATTGGTCAGTGGGGCCCGTTTGCCTGTCGACAGTTATGGAGCGCCAGTGACAGGCGACGGTGACAATTGTCATTGTGAGTTTTGTTGGTGTGCGAGGAAGTATGCTGAAGACAATTGTGGTCCTATGGAAGTCTTCGAGCCGTGCGGGGCAGGAGTGATGCCACCTTTGGTGACTGAGCACTTGTACTGCATGGCCCATACTGTGGGGCCTTCACAAGGCCTTGAACAGGTGGATGAGCTACCTTTGGTTGGTAAGGGCAAGCCTGTCAATTTTGTAGCCCCAGCCAAGTTCGCTAAGTTCATGGACTTGCATCACACCCAATTACTTGATCACAAGTTTTTGGTTGGGAAGCCGAGTTTTGAGGTGACGCGGAATGAGGTTATGAAGTATGCTAATCCGGTGAAGTTGGATGTTCCGAAAGATGTTTTTAACAAGGCTTGGAACATGGTCCTGGGGGATGATTTGCGGGTTCATGAGAAGTCGCATTATGTCCGCCATTGGGTGAAGCCAACTGAGTCGACGATGGCTGCTTTCATTAGGGAGAATTTTGAGACGAAAGAAGTTGATGCAAATGGGATGGTGGTGCCAGCAGGTTCTGTTGGTTCTTTTAGCCCAAATGCAGGGTCGACGTTCCCAGGGAGAACTCACAAGGACTATTTCCGCTATCTCGCAAAAGAATATCCTACATATGATCCGTGTGTCGTGATAGCAAAGGATGTTGTCACGGCTTTTGCAGCGTTGGAGGAAGGTCAGACCGGTGAAGAAGAGGATGACCATCATGTTTTGCGGGAAGGGCTTGTTTGGATGGTAACAGCCAAGAATGATCGTTACTCCCGGAAGAAAGTTGAGGGTGGTGATGGTAGAAGCATACAGATGCCTTCTCTTCACCTGAAGATTATGCACAAGTGGGCCTATGGGTGGTCTGATACTGCATGGTTATCGAACCCTCACTACCGGGTGGGGAGTGATATGGATTTACCCTTGGCTCCGGAGTTGGATTTGAAGTACAGGAAGGCTCTCGGTGTTTCAGCTACAGATGTCACAGGATGGGACAGAGGTTTGGCTGAACCCATGATGAGGGCTTATTTCTCTGGTTATTTGCCAAAATTTTGTGAGGGCATCCCTCCTGCATTGCAGGAATACTTTTACAAGACTACAACGATGTCTAAGTTGTATTTGGCTGATGGTACAATTTACCAGAAGGACCATGGAAATCCTTCAGGCTACATGAACACGTTGAGGATAAATACGGTGTGTTTGAGAGTGTTGGATTATTGTTTTGCTCACTTGGCGAGTGGCATAGCTATTGAAGAGCTTGATGAACATCGTTTCTTTGAGGGGTGTGGGGATGACACCCGGGTTCATTGGTTGACGCCTGAAGGAGAGGACACCTGTAATGAGAAGTATCTTGACTGTTGGAGTCAGAGGACGTCTTGGGTGGTGAAGCTGGAGGGTAGGACGGTGCATGACATGAGTGTGCCGTTTGAGCAGCGGTGCCACAAAATTCCACCGTTTATATCACGAGGTGTGTTTTGTTATGATGGCAGGACTTACACTCCACTCATGAACATGGAACGCATGCTGAGCAAGCTCCTGGTTGACCGGGATAAGCTGTCTGAGAGACTTGCTGGAGTGACAGTGGGCATGGCGTTTTGGTTCAAGTTGCATTTGGAAGGGCTGGTGTATGTTCCAGCAGTAGATTTTCTGATCCACAATTTTGATGGGTTGGATTTGTACCAGTTGGATGTCATTTTCGCCTACAAAAGAGGCCAAGGGCTTCGGTTGAAGACGGAGATTGAATTGCCTTCCCCTGTTTGGGACCCCTATGGGGTTCTCAAATTGGATCAGGACTTTTCTTGTTCTGAGGGGGCGGCGCAAACAGCAGCGCTTAGACTGAAGAAACAGAGGCTTTTTAAGCTCAGGGGGCAGGGAAGGAGTTCTTTCAACGTGGCTGATTTCAGGCGCGTGATTCAGGAAGGGATAATCTACCCGCCTACAGGGCGTGATGGTGATCTCCAAGAGATGGCCAGGCAAACTGAGTTGGAATTGCTGAATGATTCGGAAGTGTGCAGGTTGGAGACAGGAGAGCTAGATGACAGAGGCAAGGGTGTCATGAAGGACCAGTATGGGCGCATAGGAGTCACATCTGAGGAGTACTTTGACCATGAAATGGCATTTCGTGGAGAGGAAAGGGGCGTTGGAGCTGC